GACATTCCTTATAGATTTTGATAAGGATCATAGTTGGCATCTGGGTACCATGAACCATTGAAGAGTTTGTTTTGATCTTTTACAGAAACAAACTGGACATGATCCATGTCCTTGAATGTATGTACTGATTTAGGAGTGCCCCAATCTGCACCAGAGATAAGACCGTGCTTTGTTGCTAGTCTGCAAAGGAACGTATAGTCGCCTTCAAATGAAGGTTGACCATTGACCAGCTTTACGATATCACAAGCAAGCCCATAGTGATGTACACCAACATTCTTCAGCTTCGTGGCATGTTGATTGAAGAGTTGTACCTGGCGTTCATCTGAGCGATAAGTTTCTAGGATCTTTAGTGGTTGACCAGCAGCAGCAGATTCTGCCATAAGTGCCTCGACTTTGGCTTTGAACGCTGGGAATAACAAGTCTAAAGAGTTTACCATGTTTGTTGTATGAAACAATGGGCTCTTTTGGATTACATCTGTGTAGAAACTCATCGCTATAGTCCTTGAAACAAAAAGAGAGGGACAATATGCCCCTCTCTATTTATAGATTATCCTAGATAATCCCATTCGTCCTCAGTATATGGCCACATAGACAATCTCCTTATAGTGCAAGAAGATTATACATAGTGATCAAACATAGACCTGCAATGGTAAACCCTGCAACTCTTGATACAGGGACGATGTATTTTTCTAGCATTTATTTTCCTTCTCTTTCAGCCAGATATTCTGCGGTAGAAGAAGATTTTTTTGTTGTATGGATATCATGTTTGTCTTGAATGTCAATCTTCTTCGGTTTCTTATGTTCTGGAATGACATACTCCAGACCAACGCGAAGAATCCCATTTAGAAGTTCTGCGCCAGTGATTTCAACATGATCAGCAAGTGTGAACTGGCGCGTAAATGGACGCATTGCCAATCCTTGATGTAGAAATAGTGGCCAAGTCCATTCGCCTTCTGAATCTTTCTCAGAAGATTCACCTGACTTGACATTGCCCTTAATAGTTAGTTTACCATCAGAGAGTTCAACGTCAATATCTTCGCGTGCGAAACCCGCAACTGCCACTTCAATGACATACTTGTTTCCATCAATCTTTTTGATGTTGTATGGTGGGTAGTTCGTAGAAAGCTTTGCTGTCTGCTCTGCCGCTGATGCTAGTTTCTGTACTAGAGGATCAAAGCCAACAAAAAACTTATCTATTTCTGGGGTAAAAGCAAAGCTTGAGCCGTAAAAAGTGTTAGCCATATTAGTTCTCCTATTTAAGCGAGAGTTGATGTAATGTCTACCCATTTGGCATAGACGAGTTATTTATAAACGTTTCCACTTACTGCCGAGAAGAATCCTGGTCTTCATTCTGAACCACCAGGATTTCTCTTCTCTAAACTTTAACACGATTGCATTAGGATCACCAAATACAACCCACTCCCATATGAAGGGTGGTAGCTTCGGTGTAGGCGTCCATACTGGTTCCCATGGTTGCATAATGTATCATCCTGAAAGTTTGTCTTTTATAAATACTAATGTAGATCGCGGTGACTTGGCCGAAACCCATCTACTCTAGAAACTTGGGAGATTCCAGCATGACTACTTATACACCCTATACATATCTCATTGGTTGGTCTAAACTCAACAAATGGTACTATGGTGTTCGCTTTGCGAAAGGTTGTCGTCCGGACGATCTATGGACATCATACTACACATCATCCAAGTATGTCAAGATGTTTCGTGAAGAAAATGGTGAACCCGATGTGATTTTGATTAGAAGAACATTTTCTGATCGCATCCAAGCATTAGATTGGGAACATAAAGTTTTGCGTAGAATGAATGTGTCTACTAAAGACACATGGCTGAACAAGACAGACAATAGATCCGTAATAAACGACAGATATATGTTAGCAGCATCACATACTCCCATCGCAAACAACAAAAGATCAACGGCGATGTGTAAGAAGATATGGATCACTAATGGCAATGAGAACAAAAGAATCGACCAGTATGATCATATTCCTAAAGAATGGCACACTGGTCGATCTAATCTCAAGAGAACCTTTACTTCTAGTCAACTAGAAAGAGTAAAGAATATGGGTATAAACAACAAAAATAAGAGGATTGGAAGAAATAACGCTGCTTCCAGAAAGGTTATTTTTGGAGAAACCATATTCGATAGTATCAGAGATGCCATCAAATACACAAATCTATCAAAATATAAACTCAAAAAGCTAGGCGCTGTCTTTGTATAATCTAACGTTTTCCTATATTATATTTTGTTACAAGATTCCAATCATGCTTTTCTTTGTATGATAAAATCTTGATTTGATTTAGTGGAGTGATTGGTTCTTCTGTTTTCTTTGGTTCAACAATAGTGAGTAAACCCCACTCTGCCAAAAGATTGATGATTGTGTTTCTACGACCTTCATCTGTATCCGAGAAATCAGTTGGTTTGCCATCAAGAGCAAACAACTCTTTGAAGTGAACGATATAGTATTTCTTCTGCTTATGCAGAATATGACAGGACTGATACAGGATCTTGTCCTTACGTGAAGCGATCCCAATGCGAGTCAACGTTTCTTTAATCTTCAAGAAATCGTCTGGCTCTTTTAGGGTTACCTCTACTAGAGCCTCTACTGTCAGTTTCATTTTGTTCCACCCTTACTTAATCTTTTCTTTATGTTTTTTACCTGTTCGGATGACAATACAGACAACGCAACTTCAGCTTTTCGGTCCGAGTAACCGAATGCTTCTTTGATGATGTCTAGATCGGCATCTTTTTCTTTCTTAGGCCATTTCGACTTCCGAAACTTTGGTCTAACAGTATTTAGTAAAAAATCGTATTGAAGTTTCTTGTCTAGGTGATAGTATTGGTTAACAAGGTTTGCTAATGTTGCGGTATCATGAAACAAAGATAGCCCGCGGTTGACAATCCAAGGATTGTATTCTTTCTCCACTTGCGCTGGATCGTGTGGTCCGTTGAATAGGTTCTTATGTGTATTGATACTGTCGATGAAATCGAAGGGGCTATAGATCGCTTTAGGCCTAAAGTCCTCTTCTTCAACCTCTACAATATCACTGGCAAGATTCATTACATCGAATACACTGTTCACTTGAAATCGCAATCTGCCATGATCGATAGAACGAACGCAGCGGTATTGATTTCCTGATTGGCGACAAATGCAGACTTGTATTGAAACTCAGCTAGGTGAAGGATCAGTTGTCCAATAGAGTTGTCTTTAACAATATCTGCAATGTTATCGTACATATCACGAAACAGTGTGGTGCTATCAATGTCAGTGTTCTCTCCTACCCACTTACGAGCAGCAAAGAAGTTCTTTGCTTTCAGTGCAACAAGAAGTGTCTTATAACTATCAGACCCACTATTACCAAGAATACTCTTGTCGATATTGCCTGTCGCGGAATGCCTCTGAAGTTCATTTAGAACCCTCCTCCAATCTGGAAAGTGACGATTGATCAACTCAGCGATTACAGGCTTATCATACGTAACGCCTTCAGCATCTAGGATACCAGAGATACGCTTCATAAACTGAACCGCAAGAACGGGCTTATCTTTCTTGGCAATGTTAAACTCAACAACAGAACACCGAGAATGTAGAGGTGCGATAAGCCGATTCTTAAAGTTGCATGTCAGAATGAAACCACAGTTACGGCTAAACTCTTCCATGAAGTTACGAAACGCTGGCTGCACTTTGTCAGCAGACAGATAATCTGCCTCGTCAATGATGACGTATTTACGACCACCCTTGAACGAGACAGACGATGCAAAACCAGTGATTTCATTTCGAAGAACATCGATACCAGCATTCAACGAACCGTTGATGATGATATAATCACAGTCCAGTTGCTCTAGCATTGCACGAGCAACGGTGGTCTTGCCTACACCAGGACCACCCGTGAGTAGTAGATTTGGGATGTTCTTTTGATCAACAAACTGTTGAAACGTTTCTTTTAGATCAGCAGGAAGAATACAATCTTCAATCGACTTTGGCCGATATCGCTCCACCCACAAAAAGTCTTCAAGCATAATATATTCCTTTCAAACAAGATTCATTATAAGTAGATGTAGGTCACGATGTAACAGCATCTACCTACTCTAACGCTTTTACGGAGCATCAGCTATGTTTATATATAAGATCACGAACAAAGTCAATGGTAAAACATACATTGGCAAAACATCAAAGTCTATCGAAGAGAGATTTCGTAGACACTTCTATCATCACAAAACAGGAAATACACATCTATATAGAGCCATGAGAAAATATGGATTCGATAGTTTTTCTGTAGCAATGATCGAAGAAACTTCTCAACTAAATGAGAGGGAGATATTCTGGATCAAAGAACTTCAGCCCGAATATAATATGACTAAAGGTGGAGATGGTGGCGATTCATCTAAATCTCTCACTTTCATAAAATCAATAGAAGTGTATCATAAAAACAAATCTAAAGAATCTTATGCTACATATGGAATGCTAGGTAAAAAACAATCACAGAAGTTCTTCGAATCGATCAAGAAATCTAACAGTTGTCCAGTAATGTGTGAAGGTGTCCAATATTCTTCTGTAGGTGAAGCAGAAAAAGCTTATCCTGGTATCAATCTAAGAAAAAGATTGGACAACCCAAAATATCCACATTTCTATCGTTTGCGAAAAAGAACCAGAAGAGGTTAACTGAAGGAAGAATCTTTCTCTGTCGCAATGAAGTATGTAACACCAGTCGCAGTAAACTTTGAGATGCCCGCTTTTGAGATTGATACATCATAGTCATTAGGAAGAAGCTTAAGATTTTCATTCTTAAAGATAGCATTGAATACAAGATTGGTAGAACCTACCACGATGCTGTACTTGTCCTTCGAAGGATTCTTGCTATCATCAGCCGATAGATAGATGTTTTCACCATCACCAGAGATGATTGTTTCTGGAAGACCAAGAACACCAGCAGCCTTTTGAACCTTAGTGAGGTCTTCTTGGGTGATAGATAGATTGATTTCAGCAGCAGGGAAGTTTAGATCCTTTGCGGGTGAAGTAACGAACGTTGATGGATCAGCGTAGGTGTATACTAGCTTACGCTTGTCTGAGGCAATAGTAGCCTGTGTTTCACCGAAGTGGATTTCTGGCTGATCAAACAGCAATAGCGCACCAAGAAACTTTGATAGATCATAGATTGCAAAGTCACGGTCAAAGGTTTCTTGAACTTCTGCACTCGCCATCACAGTCTTTTGTGGTGAGATAGTGCGAATCATATTACCAGAGCGAAACAGAATGCCGTGATTGATTGACGAAAAGTTCTTGAGGACAGTAAGGGTATTTTCACTTAGCTTCATAGTATCATCCTTTTCAATGTGGTGTTTCCAAAGATCACCTTGGAAACACCGTTATAACAAACCTATAGGCAGAAGTCTAGACTTTTATCCCTTTTTGCCCAACTTTGATGGATCAGCAGTAGCAGCAGCGCCAACGGCTGCTAGATCAGCGAGTGAACCACCAAACACGTATGAACCAACATGCTGTAGCTGAATCCATGGAGCAAGCCATACCTTTAGACCAATCTTACGTGCCCACTGGCAGAACATATAGTCTTCTGATAGATAGCGATTCGAGTATTCAAAACCAAAAGCAGAATGCTTTGCATCGTCAAGGAACGCGACAACTTGTTCCTGAGTAGCCTTAGGATTCTTCTTGTAGAACTCACGAATCTCATTGCTGATATGCGCGTGCTTGTTGTCGATAAGTGCATCAAACAAGCAAGGGATTTCACGCGAACCATCAAATGCGGCTGTGCGAACGTGGTCAGGGCGATACATCAGATGTGGGTATTCGGTGGTCATCTTTTCGAGAGCCGAACGCTTGATCATCATAAAGCCAGTACCAGATTCTAGAACTTCGGCTGGTTCAGCGATCTTGATTTCGTTCTTGCCATTAGCAGGATTGAAAACATAGTCACCAACAAACTTTTCAAGAACACTGGCATCCTGATCGGCAAAGCCCTTATCAACAGCCATCTTGATCTTTTCCCATGAGATGCACTTCTTAGGATATGGACCACAAAGGATGTCGTATTCT